ATACAAAACCTTACCTTTAACATCTATAAGTCCACAGAATAAGGCTGTTGGGTCGTTGGTATAACCGAAATCCAAACCAAATGTACTTTCGATTCCCGGCATTTTCGTAATTTCCTCAACAGTAAACAACCTTTCCTGCCAGTTTTCATAAACCAAGCCATCTGTAATACCCCAGTTTCCTAAACCAGCAACTTGATAACGACGAGGGTTATTCTTTTTCATATCTTCAAACACTTTTAAATCGCTTTCGTCAAGCCATTCATTACACATATAATTTGTAGACTTTGCCATTATGTTGCTATCTATAACATCAAAGAACCTAGCCTTTATCCAGTGATGCTCATTCCAAGGGTTTAATGTAATAGTAATCTGCTTAAACAATCCTGGAGGTGTTACACCTCTTATACTTTCATCAAGCATATTGAAGTCATCTTCTGAATCAATTTCGTAAGCTTCTTCTATCCAAAGCCAACAAAGAGAGCCGTTTTGTACTGTTATTGATGTAATCTTTAAAGGGTCGTCTAACCCTCTAAACAGTATTTTTTGCCCTGTCGGCTTATAAGTAATTTCTAAAGGGCTTAACTTACACTCAAAAAGGCTATCTACACCAAAACGGTGGATAGCCCACTTTAAATCTGTATAACAACTGTCTTTCAAAGTGCCAAACACTTTTCTTACAACAAGCAAGTTTGCTTGAGGGTATTTCATAATGCGGTATATAAAGTTTAAGGCTGTTGTCTTAGATTTTTTACTAGCTCGAGAACCTTTGCATACTCTGTATCTTCCCGTGAAATTCCAAAAGTCTTTGTAACCCTTGCCAACTGCTTCCTGCAATGATACATTCATGACATCACCTATTATTCTTTCAGGTCATTCACAATCATAACTGGTTCAAGTGATAAATTGATATTATCAGCGAATGCCCCCTGCATCTTTCCGAGCGTATTGATTGCACTGACAACTTCTTTGAAAGAAGGTTTCTTTTGCATAATTCTCGCTACAGAACAACCATCGCCTGTACCTTCAACCACAATCACATCTTCTGTTGTATCTTGTCTAATGATTGCAGTCAGTTTTTCTTGCATTTCTTTAATATCAGCAATCTTTTCAGATTCCGCTTTTTCTTTCAGTTCCTGCAATCGTTTTTTTACACTCTCATTTTCCAACAATTTGCTGACATTGCCTTTTGCATAGTTTTCACTATATCCTGCATTAAGTGCTGAATGGTACGCGTTACCTGATGCAGCATATTCAAGGCAAAACTTTTCTTGTCTTGGCGTCACGCTGAACACCTACTTTCTTTTGACTTCATCATAAAATATGACTGGTCATTCTTGTGTTCTTCTGTATGACATTTACGACAAAGACACATTCCATTTTCTAAATCAACTCTTCCTTTTGGATAATCTGCCCATTTAATGATATGATGTGCTTCAAGGTTTTCAGTTGCACCGCATTTTTCACATTTACCTTTTGAAACGATTTGTTTCGTCCATGTTCTGACCCTTGAATCATTCCTGCTAAAAGGATATAAGTCAGGGTCTTCAAGAATCATTTTTCTTTCTTCATCCGTAAAAAGAATTTTCATCAGTATTGTTGCAGCTATTTTTTGATTGATGCTTGTTTTTTCACTTATCAATGTTGCAACAACTTCAATTGCTAATTTGCTATGATTCATCAAAACACCTGCCTTTCATCACATAAGTTCATTAATGCCACCTCCTAGCATTTTTTATAAACAAAAAAGCACAGTAACCAATAGTAGCCGTAGCCACCTAGCTAAAGTGCTTTTTTTAATATCTGTATTTAATCACAGAAAGGAGAATGTATCAAAGTTTTTAACCTTTTCTACCTTAACATAATAACACATACTCAATGTGCATTGTGTGCATTTTTAATATAATTAGAAATTTTTCGCTTTGCTGTAGTTCTGTGCATATGCAGTTCTGCTCCTATTTGCTCCCAGGTTCTAAATTCTATACATCTCAATCTAATTATTGTACGCATTTCTGAATCATCAATTTGAGAAATATATCGCTCTATTTTATTTTTCTCTATCTCCGCTTTAATTAAAGCCAAATTTAATAGCATTTTATTGTCTGACAACTCTGTCCCTCTTTCTCCTGTAGGGTCACTTAATTTTCCACCAAATGGCATCCCCGTTATAACTTGTGCCCTTATATCAGATTGATTTTCTTTTTTTTCTATTTCTTTTTTCAAATGTGCTATTTCTACGCTAAGATAATATAATTGATTTAATTCTTTTAATGTCATAAAAGCCCTCCTTGACAAACCTAAGCAACCCACTTATAATATTTTTGTACTTATCTAGGTTGCCCTTTGGTTTGCTTGCCGGAGGGCTTTTTACTTGTCGGAAATTCCGACAGGTTCAAACTCAGAACCCACCCTCTGTATAAGGCTTATTCCAACATTTTTTACAATCATTTTTGCACAATTTCTATTGCTTTATCAGGGTATGTATTCTCAAACTCTACACACGTCAAGTCGAACCCGTTATTGTCATTACCTCCCATTTTCAAACTTCTATTTTAGGTTGCACATACTTAACAAACAGCTCTGCAAATGTTATAGCTCTAATTGGATAGTCGTAACATATAAAACTATCTATATCTAAGTCAGCGAACAAGCCTTCATCATCATATTCATCAATTACATCATAAAAATCAAACTTTCTAGTTACAAATTTCTCATTAATCGCTTCGAAAAAACTTACTGCTTTTGAACAATTTTCGTTATCATATTTATCGAAATAGTCTAAAACTTCTAAAACTGTTCGCTCATAATCAAACTTCAGCGATGAAATTTTTGATAACAAATACTCTACATCGACAGTTCGCATTAACTCAAGAAACTCTTTTCCTTTTTCGGGCCATCTGTAAGCATAATTGCCACAGTCCGTGCAAGCAGACATTATTCCGTGTGCTAAATCAAAATTAACTACACCCCACATACAGTTGCTATAAAATTTATCACTCGGTTCTGCTCTAAACACAATTTGTATTATGTTCGGCAATTTATCTATCTCTATTTTCATTTGTTTCTTCCCTCCAAATATCATTTTCTACAAGCTCTCCAGCAGTATAAACACGGTGTTTTGCTAACACTTTATTTACTTTGCATTCAAATTCATCAACATCTATTGTTTCTCTTAATTCATCAATTACCTGTTGAACCCAATCATCGTCTACGCCATTTTCACTTTTTACTTCTTCTAAAAAATTTTCTAAGTAAAAAGCAACTGGAGTATTAACAGCGAGAAAGATTTCATACCAATACCCTTTGCGAAACAAGTCTTGATTGCTGACATATTCTTTTTTAGTGACTACTTTTACCTCCGGAATTATATTTTTTAAATCATTGAAAATTTCTATATAAAGCAATGTTTCATCGCTTAACTCGCTTAATTTCTTCATTCTACTAACCTCTTTTCTCTAATATTAACAACTACTCCAACCTTTTCATCTGCTGTTGCATATTGCTTATATACAACTAAGTCTGTAACTTGGTTATCATCTGCATAAGCTAAACCATTCAAGGCATCTAAAATAATTTTACTAACATTGTCAGCGTCAGGCTTAACGGTTGGAAATAGCTCATTATTTTCAATCAATTCCTTTTGTTTTTTCGGCATACTTTTAGGAATTTTGAAGTAGGCATATATTTCTACTTCTACCGGTGTTTTAGCTGGTATCGGCTCTTTATTGCTATACTTTTGTTTATAACAAGTTCTAACAAGCGTTTCATAATCTTTAGTTTCTTTGGGTGTGTATGTAACATTTCTACACACCCTAGGTCTGCCCTTACCAGTCGGCTTCCCTGGTATAAAGAAATTTATCATCTTTCTTCTCCTCTTTATCGTAATTTATTTTTATATTTAGCCTTTTCAAAAACTTGTTTCGTCTAGCAATGCAGGTATCACACAGATGCCTTTCTTTGCTTCTATAACAGCCATACGCTTTGTACTCTTTGCCACAGATGTCGCACTTTAGTTTCACCCTAACCATTCCTTTCCACGATAGTAGCTATCATTAAAACTCTTTTGTATTTCAGTCTTGTAGTTTAATGCTGTGTTAAATATAATCCCTTGCATGTATCGCTTTGGATTTTTAACATCTTCGTCTATGCCAAGCCTAGCTTGTTTTTTTATTAAATATTTTATACTGTCATCGTTTAATGTCAGAAGTTTGCTATACACATATTGCTTAGGGTATCGTCTGTTACCTATTGCAACAAGCGTGTCATTTGTAGCAAGCAAATCAATCATCAAGTTGATTAAATCGTCAATTACAGCCTTATCATCTTCACCGAAATCATCGTAGCATACAATTTTACGAATTCTGTTTTCGAACAATGTAAAATCAATATAGTCTTGTCTGTCAGTCTGTGTTGGAAATGGAGTCGGTGTCGGAGTATTATATATATTATTAGACTGATAAGACGGATAAGACTGTATATTATTAGCATTATTAACATTATTGTTATTATTACATTCTTCTTTAGCTGTTAGTTGGCTGTTATCTGCCTGTTGATTGCCTGTTAGTTGGCTGTTATTTTGCTTGTTATCTTCATTATCAAAATCTTGATACATAGCCCAATTTACTATAGTTATGAGCCTGTATTTATTTGTTGATTTGTCTGTTAAAAAACCTAACTTTTCAAATCTTTTTAAGGCTGTTCTAACTTTCTGTGTTGTTATCTCTTTTGAGTTACATTTGCTAACGAGTGAAGGAAGTGAAGTAATAAATTGCCCAGCTTGTAAGTCAAATATTTCTCCGTTATGCTCCCATTTCTTAGGTGCAAAGTTAGCCATACATAAAATTGTAACTAAAATAACTCTTTGTTCTAGCGTACTATTTAACCACAGAGGCTTGTCAATCAAATCCCTGTATAGTTTTAACCAGCCACCTCCTATATTTGACAAATAAACACCTCCTATACAAGGCAAGTAGCACACCTGCCTTGCACTTTATCATTTTAAAATGGTAATTCCTCATCGTCATCTACGATAGGGAAAAATTCACTATTATTGTCACTTGGTTGTGCAGGACTTGAAGTAGGTGCTGGAGCACTATTCATAGCAGCATTATTTACGCTACCACTATTTGAACCCTTGTTTTCACAGAATTCAAAATCCTCAACAATAACATCAGTAGAATATCTCTTCTGACCGTTATTATCCTGCCAATTGCTAACCTGTAATCTACCAGTAATAGCAATTCTATTTCCTTTACGGAAATATTGACCTATACTTTCCCCACGCTTACCAAAGCATACACAGTTGATGAAATCAGCTGTTGCATCGCCTTCAGTACGACGAGAAGAATATGGTCTGTCGACAGCTACAGCAAATCTGCAAACTGCCATTGGTTCATTACCTTGAGTGAAACGAACTTCTGGCTCACGAGCCATACGACCTAGTAAAATAACTTTGTTCATTAAAAACACCTCTAATCTTCGTGACAATGCAAATATTGATATACACTTTTTTCTCCCATATTTTCCAATAAAAAATTGTCACACTCTTCTTTAGATAAATGAGTTTTTAAAACTCTATATTCATACACGAACTGTCCAGCTTTCTCTTTTTCTTCTATTTTCTGCTGTATTTCATTTTCTTCATAGTTGGCTTCAAGCAAATAATAATCGTAATTATAAGCTTTTATGCCTTCTAATGTTGTTGTATCTGTCGCGTATATTATCTTTTTACCCTTTACTAATAACCTATATCCATAGTTTGGTACATCGTGATACAACACTATGGGAGATACTGCTATATCTTTATTGTATCTGTACCATACCCCAGGAGTAAGAATATCTATTTTTGTATAACTTACTCCTGCTTGTACAAGTTTTTTGAGCAAAAATTTACCACACGCAAATCTTAGCGTTGGTCTTTCTAATGCTAACCTACTTATCGTAGAAAAATTAAAATGGTCACTATGCTCATGAGTAAGTAACACTAATTTTAATAACTTAACAGGTAAATCTTTATAAGGTACACCACAATCAATTAATATATTATTATCAATTATAATCGCATTACCTTTGCTCCCTGTTTTAATAATTCTATACATTATAAATCATCAAATCCTATTTGCTGAGGCTGTTCGGTAGCCATTTCAACAACTTCTTGTGGCTCATCTTGGTCAATCACATTTTGTGGTTCTGGTACATCAACAGCATTATTCTGTTCCACTTCATCAGCATCATACAATCCACCAAGATTTTCTATAAATGTTTCTCTTAATGCCCTTACTTTTGCAACTTTTTCTACCATAGTTGCAGGCTTGCTAGCCCACATACTATTAAGACTACCGTCTTTCTTTCTGCTTGCTACTTCTTCAAGTCCAACAGAACAATATGTAGGATGTGTCCAATTTTTACGGTATACTTTAGCCCAACCACCAACAAGGTTTTCATTCGGAGCAACAAAGCAACCTTTTCTTTCTGTTATGTTATCGTCTTTAATAACAATAACGCCACTTTCAATTCCATCAAATTCAGGATTTAAAACAGCCCTTTTAATAATTGCATCTTTACCAACAACAATCTGGGCAGGCTGATTACCATATTTAATGCAGTACGCTTCTTTTAAAAATGGATTTAAACCTCTTGCCTTACACAATTCACTAAAAAACTTAAATTCTTGTATTGTTATCGGACTGTCTGTACCAACTATATACTTCTGTACAACACTTGGCGTGAGTATTACCTTATTGCCATCTACTTCATAAGTAACTGCTAATTCTTTGCCTTTTGATTGTGTATTTATATTATTCATATCTGTATCCTCCATTATCTAAAAACCTTTTTAATTCACTTAACTTTTCTTTAGTTCCATAAACAGTAAATTTTAAAACAAACTCTTTTTCTTCTATAACAGGTTGTCCCAAAGCTTCATTTACTTGTTGTATAGACTTTTCTTCCAACTCGTTATTTTTCTTTATCTGTTCGATATTTGACTTTTCTTCAGCTATCCTTGTAATTCTATCATTTACAACTGATATTGCTGACGAAAGATTATAGCCGTTTGATTTATATTCAGCTAATATTACTTCACTATTTGGCATTGTTGTGATTGTGCCAACTTCATCAACAACATTGTCAATGTATTCGGCTATCTTTGTTTTTAAAGATTTAAGACTTGCAGAAAGTGTTATATTTAAACCAATATTTTCAAAGCTAATAAAATCAATATTTCTACTTAAAGCATACTCAGCAAAATAACTTCTTAAATCAGCCTCTTTTTCTTGCTTTAGCTGTCCTTCAATTTCTTCAATACGATTTTTTAATTCTAAATCAGCTTTAGTATAAGCATCACTTATACAGTCTTTATATACATTTTCAAAATTTGTATAAGAGAATTGAATTTTTAACTTCTTTACGCTTTGCTTCAAAGTTTTTAAATTCTTTGTTTAATTCAGCTCTGACATTCTTTATTTCCTTTGCTGTATCGTTTGCACACACAAGTTGCAATGCGTTATTAACTCTTTCTTGTATCTGTTCTTTTACAGACTCCAAATGCTCTGTAATAATAGGTAACTGCTCAACAACAATTAATGAATTTTCCATTGTTCATCCTCCTTGATTTTTACTTGTTTATGATATATAATTGAGTTGTAAATATATTTCCAAACGTGTTTATATACAGTCCTCTGTTGCAGCAGAGGACTTTTTCTTTACTCCCACCTGACGCATCTCCTTTTCATACGATTAGCTTCTTCCTTGCTGAGCACAACTACTTGTGTTCCGAATAGGTAAGTCTTTAATTTTACAAACATTTTTTTCATATTTGCCCCACTTTCGCTTGATAAGTATTAATTCTCTTTAGCACTTTTCTGTAAGTTCCATCTGCGTGACACTCTGCAAGACATCGCTCCACCTGGCTTCTCTTAAAATTACACGCTTTAGCGACATACGCTATTGTATCGCACTCGTTTATATGTGCTATATACAGTACACATATATTCTCTCGAGTTTCTTGTAAAGCTAGTCTTTCCTCACTAAAAGTGCCCTCATTGGGTATCTGCGTGTTAGGTTTAAGCCCTAATCGCTCACAGCGTTTAAATACCGAATTATATGTAATGCCTAAAACTTTTGCCATATCGGAAACCGATACTCCATAATAATCTAGCAATCTGAGCTTTTCGTCAGCCTCTTTCGTCCATTCCATTGTTATCACCTCCTTTTTAATAAATTCGCAGCTACAAATATAACTGCAATTAATACCATTACTGTCATTTGTAAACCTCCTTACACAGCTGTTTCGCTTAAAATCTCGCCTATATCTTGTCCATCATACTGTACTAAGAAAGCTTCAAGTGTACTTTTTCTGATTTTATACCTACCAAGCTTCATAGCCTTTAAAAGTCCAGCTTTTCTTAAATCATGCACCATATTTTCGTTTACACCAAGAATTGCTGCCACCTCTGGCACGGTAAATAATAGCCTTGGCAAAGGCTCTAACATTTTCTTTACTTCTTCCTTCATGTTTCCACCTCCATAGACAAGCTATTTTAAATTGTGTCTTTTCTTAAATGCAGATATGGCATATTTCTTTGCCTTGTCTGCATTTATATCGTCGTTGTAATGCTCTAAAAGATAATGCAATAAACCAAATGCAATCAAATAATATGAAATAGCTTTGTTTAATAAATATAAAACTAAAAATATTAAAAACAGCAATAGTAGCACTGTTCCACCTCCTACGCTGATTTTTTATTTCTGAAGAAATCCAAATCAACATTTAGTACATCACAAATAGAAAAATATTCATCTACTTGTATTTTTCTATTTCCATTTAATGTCGCATTTAATGTCACAAGTGGTATTCCTGTTTTTTCAGATATAAAACTCTGTTTTATACCTTTGCTTTTGAGGTATTTTTTGATATTAGTAGCTATCATATTTTTTCACTTCCTTTTCAGATTTTCTGTTTACACTTATACAATACAACAGAATTTCTGTTTTGTCAATAATTTATTTCAGATTTTCTGAATTTATATTTAATATTTCTGTTTTAACTTTCAGATTTTCTGAATTTTTATATTGATTTTCTATAATTTATGTGTTATGATATATCTAGGAGGTGAAAAAATGGGCAAACATAGAGAGCATATTGCAAAAACAATAAGCTATTATCGTAAGAGTTTAGGAATAAAACAGTCAGATTTAGCTAAAAAATTGAATGTTGCACCTTCATCTATATCGGCGTGGGAAAACGGCTCAAACGCTCCTGACATAGAAACTCTTGCAGAACTTTGCGATATTTTTAATATAAGTATGAATGAAATGTATGGGATAAATGATGGAAAAAATCATTTATCAGTAGATTACTCTTCTGATAAAGAAACTCCTGTAATAATAGCAGCTTCAACAGCAAATGAGCTTTTGAGAGCAAAGCAAGAGCTTTGTGGTATTATTTATGCTGCAAATCTTGATATGAGACAAATACAAGAATTGAAATACATAGTAAACGCTTTTGAACACCTTTAATGGAATATATTTCCATATATTTATATACAACCTCTGTGGTATTATTACTACGGAGGTGACAAAAAATGTCTAATTATGGAAGATTAAAAGAACTTTCAAAAAAATATAAAGGAAAGGAGGCTATCGAATTAGCAAGAGAATTTGGAATAAATATATGTGATGAAACAACTTGCAATAATGCTTTTACTAACAGCAACAATCCTTTGCTATGTTGTGATGCAGTTTTGGCTATGATTGGAAACAAGTACGTAGTATATTATAAAGAAGGTAAATACAAGAACTACTACATTCTTCACGAGTTGTGTCATTACATATTAAAACATAACACTGATGGTTCTTTTGAGGAAAGGCAAGCCAACACTTTAGCTTGTATGATTCTTCTACCAGATAAAGTTTTAAAAAAAGATGTATTTACAATATCTATATTGTATAACATTCCTTGCAAATATGTTTATGAATACATAAATTACATTAGGCAAAACACTAATATATTTGCTATAAACAAATTTATTAGAATTTTACTAACAGTTTGTGTAGCTATTGCAATTTTTATATCTGGTATCTGTGTAAATAGCATGTATATACAAAAAAGAAATATTAGTCAAAGAGTATATTCTTCAGTAGAAGACAGCAAAGAAGATGTTGAAAGTAATGTATTTGTTACTCCTTCCGGTCACAAGTTTCATAAAAAAGATTGCTTTCACATAAAAAACAGAGAGGTAAAAACTATTACTCTCGGTGAAGCTAAAAGTGAAGGTTATACAGCTTGTAAAGACTGCTTTAATTAGATAAAAATAGGCATTAGATACTGGTACTATCTAATGCCTATGTGGAAGATTTTGTAAAACCTAGAAACCCTCCAAAAATATTATAACAAATATGTATTATTTTGTCAAAAAAATGTTATTTAAAAAATGTATACAATAATTCGACATTTTTCGACAAAAAGGAGGATTCTTATGAAAGAAAAATTTTATCAAAAAACGTGGTTTGTAGTATTAATGTTGTTTTTAATTTTCCCACTTGGGTTAATATTAATGTGGGTAAATAAAAAGTTTAAGCCTGTAATCAGAGTAGTGCTTACTGTTTTGTTTGCATTTGTTTGGTTGCTTATATTAGCAAGTTGCACTTCTGATAGTCAAACTAGTCAAACAGCTACTGCAACTACTGAGCAAACTACAGTTATTTCTAATGAACAAACCGAAGCAACTACTACAACTATTGAACAAACAACAGTTGTTACTACTGCAACTACTGAGCAAACTACAGCAACCGTTGAACAAACTGAAACAACTACATCTAAACCTAATACATCTGCAAGAGTTGATGAAATATCAAGACAAGCCAAGAATGATGCAAAAAATATTGATGTTGAAAAAACAATAGAGGCTATTAATTTTATTAAGGAAAATTATCCTAACTATTTTGAAAGTAATGAAGTAATGGAAAAAACTATGTATTATGGTTATTTACTTGAATATGGCTATAAGGATAAGAATAATGATTATGCAGATTTAGGTATGGATGCCTATCAAGTTGTAAAATATGTCTATAGAGGTGCTGAAAAAGTAGAAGATATTTCTACTCAAGAAAATTTAAAACAGATTGCAAAAGATTTAGATAAAATAAAATAGGGTGGTAAAATGGGGCTTAGGTTTAGAAAAAGTATTAAAATTGCACCTGGTGTGAAATTGAATATAAACAAGAAAAGTTGTAGTGTTACTGTTGGCAAGAGAGGAGCACATTATACAATTAATTCTAAGGGAAAGCATACAGCATCTGTAGGCATTCCCGGTACAGGATTAAGCTATACAAATACAACTGGTGGAAAGGAACAACAGTATATAACAAAAAAAGAAATTAAAGAGCAAAAGAAACAACAAATAGCAAATAACATAAATTCAGTAACAGTTAAAATGTATAAAAGTAAAAGTGCTATGAGCTTTTGCAAATATTTTCACCTAATCACCGGCTTAATACTGATTATATTGGGCTTATTGCTTACTCTTATAATTCCTTTTTGTATAATCTTTCCTATTTTAGGACTTTTTAGCATTTACCTTAGCAATCATTATAGTAAACAACTAAAAAAACTAAAAAACAAAGAAAACGCATAAAAAAAGTCCCCTGCTACCAACAGAGGACAAAGATACTATAGCCTTAGGTGTTTAAAGCAGATATAATATCCATACGCAAGTTTATTATATCACGCTTTTCAACACCTTGCAAGGTGTTATTTTTATACCCAAAAACATATTTTTAAGGAGTGATATAATATGAAAGGTTCAGTAAGAAAAAAAGGTGATACTTGGTATTACAGAATTACCGTCTATGTAAATGGTAAACGCAAATACATAGAACGAAAAGGTGGCACGACTAAAGCTGAAGCAGAAAAAACTTTAAGAAAAGCTATATCTGAATATGAAGGTACTGGTGGCGTTAGGCAAAATGAAGAAATACAGTTTGAAGAATACGTGGATTTCTGGTTTAAAAATTATGTGATGAAAGAACTCAGATACAGAACTCAGCAAGATTATAAAAATAAGGTTTATAAACATTTTATACCTTATTTTAAAAATTATAAACTTAAAGCTATTACTCCTGAGTTGTTGCAAAACTATTTATATGATAAAAAAGACGCTGGATTATCAAGGCGAACTGTAAACGGACATATAGGCACACTTAATGTAATTTTTAAAATGGCTGTTTATCCGTACAAGAAATTAACTGAAAATCCTATGCAATATGTTAAAATGCCAAAATATGACGATACAAATACAATAAAAGAAAGCGAAAAAATAATAACAGCAAAGGACTGGAAAAAAATAACTAAACGCTTTCCAGTAACCAATCACTTCGGCTTGGTATTAAACATTCTTTACTATTCAGCACTTAGAGAATCTGAGTGCTGTGGACTTACTTGGAATGATGTTGATTTTAATAATAAGACATTGTCTGTCAATCATCAGCTTGTTTTAACATCTGCTATAAAGAACGTTACTGAAATGTATTTCGGACCTACAAAAACAAAAATG